CCTCATCCAGCACCTGATCGATCGCGTCCCCGATATAACCGGGCAGGCTCTTAAGCTTGCGGATTTGCCGCGCCGACATATGGTCGCGCTCAAAGATGTAGCTGCCGTCGTGGATGTTCTCGCCGCACGCGGGGTCGGGGAAAATGTTCCACGGGTCCACCCACACCGCCGCCGGCTGGATGGTGTCCTTGATGATGACCTTAAGCTCCTCGCCGTGGCGTTGCTTCGTCAACGCCATCACGCGTTTGCTGCGCGGTGTCGGACCCTTCAACACGCCCACGCCAATGCGCGCGGCGTCGAAGATCACCTTGCGGATCTCGCCGCGATACTGACACGACAACAGCCAGTTATAGATTCTGGTCTCAGCCGCTTTGGCCTTCTCGTCCGCCATCTGAATGTTCTCGACGGCGAGGTCCTTGACCGTCAGCGGGACGTGCCCTGGCGGCGTGGGCGAGGCCGGGGCGAGCGGCGTGCCCGGCGGTGTCAGCGCCTGCCCGGGTTGGCCGGCGGGCGGTGGCGGTGCGCCTGGCGTGGCGCCCGGGGCGGGTTGCCCGCCAGCCTGCAACGCCGCCGCGGCTGCCGCCATGGGGTCGCCACCGGCTGGTGGGGCACCCGGCGGGGCAGCGGGCGCGCCGGTCTCGCCGGGTTGCGCCGGGCGCGTCAGCGGCACGCCCATGTCGCCGTGGACGACCTGGCTGGTGTCCTCCTTGGCCTTGATCAGGCGCGGCACCGGCATCGCCTTGAACGAGAACGCCTTATCGTCGGCGGGCAGCAGGATCTCGCCCAACTTCGCAGCGCCCGCGTCCACGTAGCGCGAGGTGAGCCGCAGGAACGCGGTCGATCGGTGGTCGGGGTTCCGGTTCCTGCGCTCCGTCATCAGCGGGCCATCCACGCTCATCGGCTTGGCCCAGCGTCCACCGTCGCCCACCTCGCCACGGTTCGCGTCGTCTATGCCCTCGTAGGCCTCGTCAGCGGCGCGCCACGCGTCCTCGACGCCCGACATCTTGCGCGCCATCTTCGCCTCGTCGCGCTTGGCGGCGATCTCAACGCCGATCGCGGCCAGCGTCGGGCTGTCCTCCTCGCCGCCGAGGTGTGGCTCGATAAGATCGCGTACGGCGCGCGGGAGAGCGTCGAGAACGTCGCTCAACGGATCACGCCGACGTGCCGTCGATGATCAGGCCGGTCGCCGCGAGCGCCACGCACAGCGCCTTGCCCGCGGTATTGCCAGCCCAGGCGCCATTGACCGTGGGCCGGGACGAGGGCGCGACAACGCCAAACACGCCAAGCCCACCCAACGCCGCGAGTTGTCCTGATGGGCCTATGGTCAGCGAATTGCCCAGAGCCGTGCTACCGAGTGGGGTGGTTTGTAAGATGATCTGCGAGCCGTTCGCGGTCGGTGTGAACGCTTCCGCCGCCTGAAGTATCATGCGAACGGACTCGGTCGCGGTGTAAGCCGCGCCGGTCCAACCATACCCACGAATGGCCGTGATATTGCGTCCAGACGGAATGCCACCGGCATCGTTGTAAGATCGTCCAGAAAACCCGGCGGTGCCGCCCACGCCGCCGCTTCCCGCCGCGTCAATCTCGATGTTCGCGCCAAGCGCCGTCGCGCCATTGAGTTGCAATAGCGTCTGAGCGTTGAACGCCACGGGGGGCACGAAGCCGCCCGACGCCTGGATTATGAGGGGGGCGGTCGTGGGCGTCACCTGCAATGAGACCCCACCAGCCCCGCTCGCCGCCAGCACCACGGGGTTCGTAGCCGTCACACCCGGCGTGATGGTCAGGGTGTTCTGCGGCGCCACGCCGATCGTCAGCGGGCCGGCCACCGTGCCGGAGCCTATGACCGCCAGCATGTCGGCCAGTCGACCGCGCGCACCGCCCGTGGGCGTCACCAGCAGGCTGCCCAGAGGCAGCGTCTGGTGCCTCGGGCCGATGACGACCGCCGAGTCGTTGCTGTTGGTGGTTCCGCTCATCGCAGACCGCCTCGCGGTAACGGCACTTCACCCAGCAGGAAAGACACCAGGATCAGGATGAAGATCAGCGCGACAATCGCGATGGCGATCGTGGCGAACGGTTGCGGTAACGGAATCATCTGAATGATCCAGATAATCAGGCCCAGGACCAGGCACAGGACCAGCAGCCAGATCAGCAATGAGATCATCCCAGCATCCCCATGGCAGCGTCATGCGTTTCGAACACCGGCACGCGCGGTCGCGCCTCGGTGGCCGGGTCGCGCGTCACGGCGCCGTAGCGCCCGGCGTCGGCGGCGTGTGAGGCCCAATCATGGTGCGGGTGGTCCTGGAAGCGCCTGTTCTTCTCGTCCCACGCCTTGCGGTATTGCCGCAAAGCCTCAATCAGGCGGTCGCATTTCTTCATGTCGAACATGCATCGAGGCAGCATGGCGCGCACCGCGTCGATGCCGTCCTCGATGCCGATGTTGGGCGCGAGGATGAACCGGATGCCGAGGCCGGCGGCGGTCTCGCGGCGCGTCTTTCCGGTGCCAAATTCGCGCACCTCGATGTCGTGCGGCGCGATGTGGCGGCTGTAGACGTAGGGCTTCGCTTGCAGAACCTTGGCGTAATGCGACAGACCCTCGCCGCTCATTTCGTAATAGTCGATGACGCGGATCTCGCGCTGGTATCGTTGCACGAACCAAATGGCCGTGCTGTCGCCGACACCCAGGTCCCACCATGTCTCGACGCGAAGGTTTGGCTCGTAGGGCACGTTGCCGATGCGGCCTTCTTTCTCGGCGTCGGACATCTGCCGACCGTAGTAGGCGCCCACCAGGGCGGCGCTGAAACTGCAATAAAACTCTTGCTGGATCATGTCTTCCGACATGCCGGCGGCGCGCTCTTCATCGATGACATCGGGACCGATCACCCGGGTGTCATCGACCGTGAGTAGCTGGGCGAACCACGATGGGTTGCCCTTCGCCATCTCGTAAAGCATGGCGCCATGGTTGCGACCGCGCGCCGTGTAGATGAACACCGCCCAACCGCCGTTCTCGGCGAGGATCGGTCGGATGTAATCCCAGGCGGCGGGGTCGGCGACCGAGTATTCGCTGAACACCACGCCGACCGGGTTGGCGCCGATCAGCGCGTTGTAGTTGTCGGAGCCGACGAGTTGCCAGACCGAACCGCATTTCAGTTCGATCTTCATTTCGTCTTTGCGATGATTGATCCGGATCGAGGGCGGGAACGCCTGGTCGATCATCCTGCGGCCCGCGCGATCGATGCCGTCCCACACCGTTTTGCGCGCCTGCGCCTGGGTCGGCAGCATGTGCCAATAGGTGCCCTTGCGCTGGTGCGCGGCGGCGGCGGTCCAGTTGAGAGCGACGGAATCCTTGCCCGCGCGTCGGTGCCACACGGCGACGGCGCGTTTGCCGCCGCCCTCCAGGTGGTCCCAGAGCGGCATTTGATAGTCGTTGGGTACCCAGCCGTTAGGGATCGTTACGTTCGTGGCGACCCGTCCGGGTTGCGCGTGATGGCGATGTTAGCCCACATCGCGCAGTCGCGTAGCTGCCGCATCAGGTAGGTCTTGTCCGGACCATCTGGTATCAGGTCATCCATGTCCTTGGTGAATGTCGCGAACAGCGCGCGTGCGACGGTCATGGTCTTCATCTGTTCGTCGGTTGGCTTGAGGTATTCGAACGTCGAAGCGTGCAGCATGGTCACTCCGTTTTGATCTTGGAACTAAACTTCACGACCTGTATCGTCACGTCTCCATCACCCGCCGCGTTGGCGTGTTGAACCTTGTCACCGTAAGTACCGGGCTTAAGTTTACCCGCGTACCATCTGTAAGCGTCATAAGCGAGACGAGCCTTCGCGGCGTCTTCAATCGTCGTCGCGGAGTGCAAACTTAAATCAGCATAAGTGTCGCCTTGATCGTCTCTCGCGCGCACATACTGGCTACGAAACGACTCATTCTCGTTCTTCCATCGTATAACCGTGAGGCGATCCGGGAACGCCTTGTCGGAGCAAATATCGCGCAGGCTTTTTCCCTCGATCAGCAGGCGGCAAATCTCATTCGCCAGTTCCTCGGTGAATTTTGATGGTCGTCCCAAGTTTCACACCGCCTGCACGGATTCAGGAGGGTCGCCCTCGATCAGGGTGACCTTGTTGGGTTGTTCGTCGCGCCTGACGAGGTCGAGGATCTTGGCGGCGACGAGTTCATCGTCCCAGCCGCCCTGGATGCGCTGTTGCTCGATCAGGTCGGTGATGCGTTGGAGTAGGGTTTGGCTCACTTTTTAGTGTCCGCCTTGGTGTTGTGCGCGGGTTCGGCGTGTTTGGGGGCGTCGTCCACGAGTTTCAGTTCGGCGACGATATTGTGGGCGATTTGTTCGTCTGTCATGCCTCCGGCGGTGCGCGCGTTGCCGAGGATGGTGGCGATTTGTTCGACCTTGGACATGGCTCAGTACTCCGTTGAGTTGATCAGTCCGGGTGCAACGCGTTGGCGGGGGGGTGGTTTCCCCTTGGTTTTGGTGGCGCCTTTGGCGGGGGCCTTTTTGCGCGGCGGGAGTTTCCCGGGCTTATCGGCGGCGACGTATTCGCGCCCGACCTTGGCCGGGATACCGATGGTGGACTTACCGGCTGCGGCGGCTCTCATGGCGCCACGCTGAGACTGCGATACCGGCGGCATGGGCTTCCCCGTGGTTTTCCCGATCCTGGGTGGTGGCGAGCCGCCCATCATGTCAGGCGAATTTCTGTGCCGCCGGGCTGCCGCCGTTGCCCGCTGGCGTGGCCCCTTGAGGGCCACCGAACCCGGATGCGAAGGCAGCCTCCGCGCCGCCGCCGCCGGATTGTTCGTCTTGCTGAAGGATGTTCATCGCGATCTTGAGCGCCTCGCCGACGCTGCCCGCGGTCTGGGGTTGGTTGGCTGGCGCGCCGCCCGCCGGTCCCATGGCATCGGCGTCATCGGCGGACATATCCTCGCCGCCGTCCTCTGGTTCGTCGCCCTGATAGACGAGGTATCCGCCGCCCTCGGGGTCGCGGGCGATCGTCAGGATGACGTTGTCCTCCGGGCTGCCGGCGTCATCGGGTGGTGGGGCGCCGCCCGCGGTTGGGTCGGTTGCTCCCATGCCCGGTGGCATGCCGCCGCCTGGGGGTCCGCCGGGTGGTGCCGGGGGTAGCGCCATGGTCAGGCTCCTCTGATGCGTTCGGAGAAATTGGCGGTCTGGGCGTATTCGCCGCAGAAGTCGTCTGGCTCGCAGTTGGGCCACGCGGAGACCGGGCCGGGCAGGACGACCGGCGGGTGGCGGTGGCATTCACAGGGGTCGGGGTCTCTGTCCATGAAGTATTGGCAGTATTGGCAGCGTCCGATCATTTCAAGCTGCTTCGACCATGTCGAGCGTGACTGAGATCTCGACCGGTCGTTTCATCACATCAATAAGCAGCCAGATGCGGTCGCGTAGCTTACGTTGGCATATCCCGACCATGTCGTTGAACGGGCCTTTGACGACGCGGAGGGGATCGGCGGGGCGCGGATCGGCTGGCGCGGGCGGGTAGATGATGCCGTTCGGCGCGGCCTGCGCCCAGAGGGTTTGCATGGCGAGGAGGGGCACGATGGCGGGGAGCCGGGTGGTTGGCACGATCATCACGCGGGCGATCTCTTCACCGCCGAGGGTCCGGACGACCTGTCGATCGTAGGCCTGCGCGAACAGGTAGCGCGGGAAAATGCCGCGCAGCACCGTCTGGCGGTTGGCGAGCCTCGCCTGTTCCATCGGCCACCAGGCTGCGTGACCTTGTGCGCGGATGCGGTGTTCGGTGGCTCGCTCAAATCCTGGCTTTGTATAGACGCAGTACCAGGGGGCGTCCGGAATGCTGGCGCAGGGCGCGAAGCACGAAGCGGTGTGCCCGGCGACCTCAGTCGTTGTTGACATGGCTCCCCGACCGGTGTCGGCGCGGAGACTGGTCAAAAAAGCGGCGGTTGGTCAAGGTTCGAAGTAGACCTTGCCCGGGTAAGGGGGGAACTTACTGAACATGTAGTCGAGGTTGACCGCGTACCAGTTGTATTTCGCCATCGCGCGATCTTCGGGACTGAGACTGGCGAGTTGCTCGGCGGCGTCGGGGTTGGCGGGGATGAGCGGGCCGGCGCCGCGGCGGATGAATTCTTGCTCCAGGAGAAGCGCGAGACTGCGTTTCTGTTGGTCTGCGCGGTTGGATTCGGGGATGTAGAGCAGGCGCAGCCACTCGGGCGGTTTGGGCTTGGGGGGCTGTTTCGCCGCGATGGCCGCGACCATGGCCATCATGGCGTCGACCTCGATTTCCGTCTCCGCGGGCATATCCCATTTCGCTGGCCCCTCGCGCGCGATCAGGGCGCGCATCGCGTCGAGGTCGCGCTGGAACCGGCGCTCCTCGGAGTAGCGTTCGGCTTCACGTTCGCGCGCCTCGCGGTCGGCTTCCCGTCGCGCCTCTTGCTCGCGCTGGATGCGTCGGGCCTCGATCAGGCGGGCCATGTGAGCCAGGAAGGCCCGGCGGTCGAAGCCCGGCGGCGAGCGCAGGGCGTGGCGCAGGCGGTGCCCGGCGGTGGCCAGGATCTGGCTGACCCTCACATTGCTGAGACCGTCAGCGCGGGCGATATCAGTGGCGGTGTCCCCCCGGATGAAGCGGGTCAGCATGCCCCGCTCGCGCGGTTTCAGCTGACGCGCGGCCTGGCGCACATCGAGGCGCCAGATCAGCGCGTCCTCGATGTCAGACACCGCCGGCTTTGGCCTCGGCCAGTTCGACGGCGCGGTCGAACACCTTGATCGTATTCTGGTGGCCCCAGTGATCGTTGTAGCGGTAGATCGCCTCGATGCGGGTGTCCTTGCCCTTGCGGGCGCTCTCGGGCAGCGCGGGCCAGACGTAGTCGACGGCGAGGCGGGTGGCGAGCTTCGCATCGCCATCGGCGGCGTGCAGCAGCCAGCCCAGCGCGCAGTGCTTGCCCTCGATGCCGAGGGCGCCAGTCCGCCAGCTGGTCCTGACGCCGGCCAGGGCGACCTTCAGGGCGGCGAGATCCGAGAGTAGCCCGGGGGCGAGTCCGTCGAACGGCATAGTGGGGTCCTCCTGTGTGCGTGGCCAGATTAACACACCAGGCGTGGGCGTCATCCGCCTGCGCGGGCGCGTACGACCATGTTAGGGATAATTCTAACTGTTAGTGCCGGAATAAAAGGGGGAGAAAAAGGCGGCTAATTCCGCCGGTCACGACTGAGTAACCATGCAAACCATGTGAGGCAGACTAACACGCGTAATGCGTTGATAATGTGGGGTGTTTTATCCGCGGTGGGTTAGGTGGATTTGTCTGGGGTGACAAAAAATGTCATATCTTTTTTGTCAAAGCTGGTTTGACACCGTCCCCGCGAGATTTTCGTGGTCAATTTCGTGGGGTTTTCTCTAACGGAGGCGGGTTCCTTGGCGGGGTATTTGCCGCCATTCGCCGCCGCGATTTGTGCCAGGCAGACGCCACAATAAGGCGCCCACCATTGGACCATCGACGCGTGTCCCCCGCACCTGACGCACATCACGCCGTGAAACGCGGAACGTCCGGAAGCGGCGAACGGCAGGCTCACGGCGGAGACCCGCGCGCGATGGCCGCCGCTCTCGCGTGTCCAGCGAGCGCATCCGCTTTGCTGGTGTAGCGTTCCTGATACTCGTCATTCTCAAAGCCAAAAATCATCGTCTCCCACAGCACCGGGGGACCGCCGAGGTGGGCGTGGTCGACGCCCAGGAACACCGTCGATACCAGCACGCCGGGGACGGGTTCGTCCCTCGCCACACCTCGGTCGGCGGTTTCCATCCATTGCGCCCACGCGACGAGATCGTCGCACGCGACCGGCTCGCCCTCGGCGTCGAGGATGTAGCGCGCCGTCATCCGAGGCTATCGCCGCGGGCGCGGATCGTCGTGCCGCCGTGGGATGCCTGGCCGACCGGCGGCATCGCCAGCGCGGCGTTGACCTTGACCAATAGTTCGGCGCGCTCTTTCGCGGTCACCTCCAGCGCGCGGGTGAAGGCTCGGGCGCGGCTGATGTTCCAGGCCATGCAGACGAGGTTGGCCACGACCGCCAGCCAGAGCAGGACGTTGAGCGTGGTCATGGCGGGGCCTGGACGTGGGCTACAGGCGGCGACGGCTCGGGCGGCTCTCTCATGCCCTGACCGGTCCCGACCGCCCCCAGCGCCTCCAGGGACCGGATTGGCAGCAGCATCCGCTCCGGCTTGCCGTCCCAGTCAACGCCGGCCCAGCTGTTCGCGACGTAAGCCACGGTGCCCAGCCGCGTGCCCAGGTCGGGAAACCTCTCGGCGGCTGCGATGGTGAGTTTCACGCGGTCGTCTTTGATCATCGGGTTCCTCCACGGGCGATCGGACGCGGTTTCGGCGGTTTGGCGTGGACGATGACCGGCGGGTCGCCGAGGCCGCGCAATATCAGCGAGCGAGCCAGATTGGCCGGCGAGCGGTGGTCGACCTCGGCGGCTGCGGCGAGGCGCGCGAAGGCGGCGGGTTCCAGCCAGACGTGGAGATCGCGAAGACGCGAGGCCATGGGTCAGGCCCGCCTGGCGAGGCGGATCAGCCGCTTGCGCTCGAGCCAGACGCGGTCGCGCATTTCCTTCAGATGGACACGCCGGTAGCCCGCGTCCGTCAGCGTCTGGGTGATCAGCGCGAAGGCCGCTTTGTTGTCCATGGCGCGGGTGTGGTCGGCGATCGTGTCGACGTTGCGCCGGTCGATGTCGGTCGTGTCCGGTGGCGACGGGCGTGTCTGGCTCATGGGCGAGGCTCGGAGGCCAGGCGCATCTGTTCCTCGATCTCCTGAACGAACACGACGCGGATGCCGGAAGCCTGGAACATCGCACGCATCTGCGGCTCGGTGACGCCGCGCCCGGCCCAGATGCCGACGACCAGATATTTGGCTTCCAACCGCATCATCTGACGCATGACGGTCGGATAGTCGTCGCCCAGTGTCGGTTTGATTTCCACCGTCAGGTAAGCGATTCCCCGTTCCAGAGGATAGCCCTTATCGAACAAGGCGTGGAGAGCGACATCGATCCCCTTGTGTTCGAAGGTCGTATGGATTTTGAGTGGCCATTCCGTGAACGGCCATTCTCGATGCCGCTTTTCGAGAGGCGGCAATTCGCTTTGCAGCTTCTGCTGTTTGGCGAGATCCCTGGCGAATTCCTCGGCGTACCATCCCTCAAGCGGTTGGGGCCTTGCTCTGGCGCGTTCGATGGACGATCCGAGACGCCCCAGATGCTCGGTGATGCGTTCGATCTCGTTGGTAAGGCTCGCTCGTTCCATTTGGAGGCACGCATCGCGTTCGGCCACGATGCGTCGGGCGGATGTGACCTGGAGCATGGCGAGGCAGAACGCGCGGTCCAGAAACCGCGCCTGGATGGCGTTGTGTTCGGGGCTGTCGTCGGCGCCCGCGCCACGGGACAGGATGGCGGCGTGCAGTTCCGCGAACCGTTCGGCCACCCAGGCCTGGGCGGTAACCCAGTCGGCGTACTGGGGGTCGGCCACCAGTAGTTCAGCGACGGTCTTCCCCTTGTGCTTGCCGAACGGGATCACGATCGCGGAGGGGTCCTTCTCGGTCATCGGGGGTTCCCTTGTTCCATGCCGCGCATTCCCTGGAGGATCAGCACGCGAGCGAGTTGAGCGGGTGTCCTGGCGTCATCGGCGGCGAGCGCCCTGAGTCGGGCGTGGTCCCCTGGCTCCAGCCAGAGCCAAAGATCGCGACGTTTGAGGCTGTCAGGCTCCTTGAGACACAGGCCGAGGTAGGTGATGCCATCAGTGCGCCGCCGCGCTTCAAACCCGCGCGCTTTCAGCAGTTGAGCGAACCGCTTGTGCGTCACTGAGCCGCCCCATTTGTCGATCGCCCACGGTTGCCATGACGCGAACAGCCGCGATGAGGTGTCACAGTGGAACGGCCCCTGATCGACATACGTCGCCAGCCAGTCGTCGAAGATTTTCGCCAATTCTTCATCTATCATCGTGCAGGGTTAGCGCGGTTCCCCTGGCCAGTCAAACGGAACTTATGTCAAACAATATGCATGATAGTGCATATTATGTATGGCCCTGTAGGGTCGCGTATTTCACGCGTATACGCGAAGAGCGTGGCACACAAACGGTGAGATGTAGGGGCATGCAGGGTATGTAGGGTATGTAGGATTTCCGCTTCGCGCGCGTTAGGCGCGGCCCTATACGTGTGAAATACGCGACCCTACATCGCGCTACACAACTTACACTACCATACATTCATTTTCGGGACGGCGCCGGGCGGTGCTTCTGGAAGTTGCCCGGTTCTTCCCAGAACGGGGAAACGTCTTTGACCAGCATGATCCGGAGGAACTTGACGCCCTCGGTTCGCCGCTCTTTCCGGAACCCATGGCGCTCCATGGTGCGGCTGAACGCTTTTTGCGTGCCGGGCCGTTCGCCTTGTTTCGTGGCCCACCATGACCAGCATTCGAACAACAGCGAACTCGCGGTTTCGTCCCTGACATCGGTCACGTCGCAGCACTCCGCGATCCAGAGCGCGGTCATGTCCTCGCTGTCGAAATACTCCTCGGTCGCCGCCGTTACCTTGGTCGGCGGCGCGAGCCGCGTGTGCCGCCAGTCCCAGCATCCCTCCATGGCCCAGGCGAGGATGCCCGGCGCCTCGGCCCATAGCTTTTCCGATAGTCCGGGATCGCGCTCAGTGACGGGGATCGTGACGGTGAACGGCACCAGATTGAACCGGGCGCGGATCGCCTCATCGACTGATCGCAGGCCCGGCTTGTGGTTGCCGGAGATCGCCAGCTTGAAATTCGGGATGAACGTGAACGGGTCGCGGTGCATGAAATTCGCGGTGATCGGATCGCCCCCGGTCACTGCCTTGATGCGTGCCTCGGCCCACGGCACGCCCTCCTCGGTCTCTTGCGACACGACCAGCCTGGCGCCTTGTAGTCGGGCCAACACGGTCAAATGCTTGTTATGCCCATCGGCGGTGAACGTGTCGGGCGACGCGACCATCGCGTAGTCACCCATGATCCGGGTTAACGTGTTGAGAAACACGCCTTTTCCGTTTCGCCCCGTGCCGTACAAAAACCACATGGCATGCTCTCGCGTGAGGCCGGTCAGCCAGTAGCCAGCCACCCGTTTCAGGTAAGCCTGGAGTTCAGGATCGCCGCCGGTCACGCGGGCGAGAAACTCGGTCCATTTCGGGCAATAATCCACCAGCGGATCTGGCCGCTCGCCCACCCAGGCTGGCGCCACGCCCGTGCATTTGGTCATGAGGCAGGCCGGATCGTGCGGGCCGATTTCGCCGGTTTCCAAATTGACGATCCCGCTCGGAGTGTTGAGCAACCAAGGGTTCGGGTCCCAGGCATCGGCGAGACGCGCGTGGCGGCGGTCGGAGCGAACCAGCTTCTCGATCGCGGCGACGGTCGACGCGGCGGCGAGACGCGCCCGGGTCTGCGGATCGTCGGCGCCCGCGCTCTCCGCTCGGACCATCCGGCGGATCAGGTCGTAGACGTTCAGCGTGCTGTCCGGGCGCCAGAGGCAGCCGTCCCACGCCATCCATCGATTCCACATGGCGACGTATTTCAGCGCCGGGCCGTAGATCCCGGAGAACCGTAGGCCGAGGGAATCCTCGCTGAATTCCGGCGGCGTGACGGTGACCGGCTCCGCTTCGCCGTTGATGTAGCTGACCGGCTCGGGCATCGGCCTGGGCTGCCGCTTCGGCTTCGCGGGCTTCGGGGGCTTCGGGACGAAGAAATTGCCATCCTGGTCGTCACTCATCGCCGAGGAACTCCCGTATGGCTTTTCGCATTGCGTCGCGGCGCGGCTCGCGCAGGAGGCGCTGGACCAGCGCATCCGCCTCCAGCGCGAGGCACGCCTCGGACAGCAGGGTCGAGGACAGCCAGTCGCGGAGTTGGGAATGAATCACGTCGGGCAAGAACCCCGCCCCGCGCGCATGGGCAAGGTGCATCAGTTCGGCCACGGCCTCGGAGAACGTCAGGCGATCGTCGGCCAGATGGCCCGCGAGCCGGTTGACCTCGGCGCGCAGGACCGGCGCGACCAGGCGTCGGAAATCAGCCGCGAAGCGGCCAGGGGTCTCCCCACCCATGGCCGTCACACCCCGTGGGTTGGCGGCGGTTCTTCGATCTGGTCGAGTAGCACGCGCGCGGCCTCGGCCACCCACTGGGCGAGGGTGAGCCTCCGGCGCAGGGCGTCATATTTGACGCGGAAGTAAAGATCGGCGGGCACGGCAGCGTAAAGCACCCGCGCTTCAGGTGTTGCCGACATTTTCTTATCCATTATTGTGGCTATTATTCTAGATTACTATGCGGATGTCGTCAACCGTACGGAGCCGTCATTCCGGTGGCCACACCGATCGCGGCGGCGGCGGGCAGTCGCGCGCGAGTTCCGCGAGCCGCTCGATCCACGCCAGGATCTCGGCGGGGACCGGGAACCGGCCCGATCGCCAGCGGCGGACGGTGGAGGATGAATTTTCGGACACGTCTGCCAGCGCCTGCGTCGTCCAGCGGAGGTCGTTCATGGCCACGATGAGCCTGGTGTGGTGGTCGAGG